AGACAAAAAAAGAGAGCCCTAAGGCCCTCTTTTGAATACCGATGTATCTCGGCTTAATCAATTACATCAAGTTAGTGATGCTAATTCTACGATAGTACACGTTCTTGTTAGCGAACGAGATTGTACCGTCAGCAGCCGATGTTGCGAATGGGTTTGCGACCATGCCGTAACGAGTCTTGAATCCAATTTTTGGTTGGAAAGAATCTTGACCAACTGCACGAACCATTTGCAATGGAACGTATGGGCAATAGAACAAGCCAGCGTCAAAAGCAGAAGTGCCTTTGTAACCGATTGTTGCATAGTGTGTACCAGTTGTTGCGGCAAAGTATGGATCGATATACACTTTGAAGCGACCATTCAATACACCAACGAATGTGTTACCTGTATCGTCAACGTTCAATGAATTGCTCAAAGCAGGAGTGTAATCTAATACACCAGCCATTTGCAATGCAGATGCTACGTCAGAAGAACATAGCAATACGTTACCTTTACCTCTACGAGTTGCTTTAGCAATCGCATTAGCTTCACGTTCTAATTGGAACATCAAACCTTTGAACTTCTCAACAGACCAACGACCGTTAGAGTCAACGTCAAGGTTGAAAGTACCAGCAGTTGTAACGTTCTCTTGTGCGCCAACTGTAGCAGACAAGTTAATTGTACGAACAACTTCACGGTTGATTTCAGCAAGAATTTCTGTAGAAAGAATGTTTGCTAATTCTTGTTCAGCATCCAAACCATGAACTGCTTTCAAGTCTTGTGCAAGTTCCATTGTGTATTCTGCTTTCAAAGCACGGCTACGTGCAGTAACAGCAACTTTTTCAATAGAGAATGCCATCTCTTGGAATGCTTGACCAGCGCCATCGCCTAATGCTTCAGCTTCTGCTGTTGTGAAACCAGTACCACGTGTGTACTCTGTACCAGCAGACAAGTCAGCAGGTGATGCACCTGTTTGTGATTGCGCTGTGTTAGGGAATGCTGTGTTGGCTTCGTTGAACAAGGCTTCTGTACCAGCTTGTGTTTTGTAACGGCTACGCATTGCAAAGATCAAGCCTGTTGGACCTGTCATTGGCTGAACACCGCAAATGTCGTATGCGATTAAGTTAGGTGCCGCACGGCGAACCAAGCTGATTAGAACTGGATCATAAATGTCGATTGCGCCATCGCCTGCTGTAGATGAAGATGCGCCCATGTTATTAGCAGGTGCGGCTTCAGACAACAATGATGTTTGGTTGCGATAACCACCAGAACCATGTGAGTCTTGACGGCAAGCAATTTCTTGGTTCTCAAGAAGTTGTGCTGTTACGGAACGCTTATGGCTGCCTTGAATTCCAGGTAATTCTGAATGGTCAAGAACTGGTGCCCATTTTTTTAAAAGATTTTCTACGCTCATGTTTTTCTCCTTTGAGTATTGTTTAATTTATTTATAAAAACTTATTTCTTGAGTGTTCTAGAAATATTTTGTACATAGTGGTTCATTACTGGAGTAAATGATTCTTCAATTGAAGTTGTGTCATCGTCCAATGGAGCCGACTTTTTGACTGTTTCTTGTGTAGATTCATCAAAATATTTCTTTTTTGTTAAAAGAAGTTTTTCTTTGTAGTCTTGTTCTGAAACAAATTCAATTCCTTCTGCAAGAGATTTTAATTTTGCAAATTGAACTTCGCTAAGACCTTCTGAGACTTCGCTAACAATGTGTTCTTTTTTGAAGATATTGATTTGTGCATTCAAATTTGAAACTTCAGTAACTGCTTTGTCTAATTCAGACTCAAGCACTTCAACTTGTTCTGCAAATTGTTCAACCACATCTACTTTATCTTCTGGAATGTCAACATAGTGTTCTGTGAATAGGTTCTTAAGACCAATCATAAAGTCTTCAACTAACTCAGCTTTGATACCCTTTTCAATAGCAAGTTTGTTTTCTTCCATCCACTCAGTAACGACATACTCAAGGTATTCGTCAACTTTTGTAACTAAATTTTCGTTGATAGATGCAACTTCCGTATCAAGTTTAGTTGCGTAATGTTCTTCTAATGCAACAACTGTCTCTTCTACTTTAGCGTAAATAGCCGCTTCAAAAATTGCTTGTGCATTCTGCTTGAATTCTTCAGAAAGAGATTCACCAGAGAAAATAGCATCAATGTCTTCTTTCATTTTTGCTTTCTTTTCTTTCATCATTTTTTCTTTTTCGTCATCAGATTCTTCTTCATCATCACCTTTAGACTTTTCACCCTTTTTGCCTTTTTTATCAATATAGGCTTTAAGGGCAGGTGGCATTTCACCTTCTTCTAATTTTTTGTTTTCAAGGTCTTCAACCTTGTCCATTACTTGTTCTGTCATAGCAATCTCCTTTGTATGATATTTAAAATTATTAGTACATGTATTTATACAAATTATAGCTTGGAGATGAAATCTTTAAACACTTTTATCATGTTTTCTTCTAAGTCTTTTTGTGAAGACTTTTGAATAACTTGTTTCTGTGTTGAAACATCAGCTTCTCTGATGATTCCGTTGTCCCAAACCCATGCTTTATTTTCCATAATACCACGTACATATGCATCTGGTGCTGAAGGGTCTGCTACAATATCTGCACAAGTTGCAAGATAAAAGTCATTGCCAACAACTTTAACTCCATTCTTTCCTTCAACAAGACTTCCTAAACCTCTTGTTGATACGCCAACCACTGCACCTTCACTCATTAAGTTTTTTACAATGTTGCCGTATGGTGTATCCATAATTTTTGCTTTGCCGATGAAATTGTTTCCATCTTGACGTAAACTTTTAGTGATGTGCGAAACACGTTCTAAATTAATTGTTGGACCATCTGGATGTCCTAACTCACCGTAAGCACGATTCTTCATCACATACTCAGTAACATATCGTTCTGTTTCTTTTTGCAAAACTTCTAACGGATACATTCTCTTGTTTCTGTTTTCTTGTTCTGCCTGCATGAAGATGCCCTCAATGAAGAAGTTTTTACCGCCAGCTTCGTTTGCTTCAGTAATGATGTTTACTTGCTCATTGATTTCTGTAATTAGTTTCATTTTAGTCCCGCCGATGTTCGTTTTTTAAGTGACTTTGTTCTCTTGCGTAAAATCAATGCAAGTTTTGGCGCACGTTTTCTAGCCGCTTTACGCTGTGCAATTCTACGATGCATTTTTTCTTGTGAAGACATCCTCACAAGTTTACCATCTAAAACTTTATATCCAGGTGTTGCTGATACAGCTTTTCTGCGCTGAAGAACACCAGCACGGACTCTGCTGACTTTGACAAGCCTAGCTTCGTCCAATTGTTCTTCAGACAAAGATATAAAATCTTTAAACTTTAACATGTTATGGGCTTACACCATCATCAGTAGTTTCACGACTATTGTAACCAGCAGTCTTCTTGCCTTCTAATATAAGTGTATATCCAGCACTAGCAGTAAAGCCTGTAGTAGTCAACAAGATATCTCCATTAGCTCCAGCGCCAGCATTGTTCGTGAGTGGTGCTTGTAAATTTGTTGTCAAATCTAAAGTGCCAGAGCCAGTCAAAGTTACGATAGTTGTGTTTGATGTTCCTCTCCACGTTAATGTAACTCTAGGGTCTTGCAATGATGAAGTTCCTCTTGCCACATTCCAAAATAATTTATTGATTGACAATCGTTGTGCTGATCCACCAGTAGAAGCAACTAATGTGTTTGCAGAAACTTTTACAACGCCTGCTTCACCAGTGCCATCAGAAATATTCGTCAACTTAACTGCCCATGTCGATGCGCTATCTTTTAGCGTTTGTGAGGTTACTGTATCTGCCATTTTATTCTTCCGCTATAGTTTTTGCAAATGCTAAAAGTACTTCAGCATCTTCTTCTAACTGTGCCAAAAAGATTTCTTGATTGCTTTCGTCTAACTGATCGTAAAGATTAGAAAGTAAATCAACGTCTTCATTCTTTAAAGCACCACGATCTTTTGCGGCTTGAAGCATTGCTAATCTATCTTTAATACCTTTAATGCCCGGTTTGATATCTTTAGCGGCTTTCTTTTCGGCTGCGTTAGGATTGCTAATGTGCTTCATTGTAGTCTTAGACTGATGACTTTCTGCTTCACTCATTTTGTTTGTCATCATTGCTTTTCTACCGGCAAGTGCGGCTAGCTTCGCACGTGCGGCAGCGGCTTCTTTGTCATGCGGTTTTGGACTAGCCTTAACGTCTTTGTCGTATGCATCGCCTTCACCAAATTCTTGCTTGTTATCAAGCCTATTGCCTTTAGTTTTGACTTCATCCGACGCATATGCCATTTTATTGGCAATGCCTTCTTTATACTTGACTCTTTCTACTTCATCCAACTGGATAAAACTTTTAAAGTTCTTCATCTACATTTCCTTCTGAACTGGATTGAAATTCTTCTTCACCATTAGATGCGACTTCTTCTTCGCTATCTTTGAAAAGTGAACTAGCTAATTCCATTCTTTTAACTTCAATATGATTCTGTATCTTGTCGTTTAGTGCGTCAAGAATTGAGTTTTTAAACTCAGCCGGTCTTGCATCATATGCGTGTTGAATTGCTGTCTGTACATTTTCCATGTTATATTTCCTTTTGTTTGCTAACTTATTTATACTTTATCGGTTTTAAGCATTGTAATATGGCATTAAATAGTCTTTTCCACCAATGTTTACGGACATGAATCCTACTGGATTGTTTGGTAATGTTGCACTTCCAGATGTTGCTGTCTCTGATACCGCTGATGCTGGATTAATTCTAATACCTCCAGCAATAACAACTGCATCATTTTCACCGACTTTAGAAATATTATCGTCTTTGAATACAAGCAATCTGTGAATGTTGTCGATGAATGTTGCAGTGCCAAAATTATTTGTGGGCGCAATGCCCAATGGCCCAATAACAAATCTAACCGATGGATTAGAAACAACAAGTGTAGATTCGATTGATGGAAACGGAACATCTTCAATCTGCATATTGATCTGAAGATTTCCGAATGCTTCAGTAGATGCAATCGAAACTGGACTAATTGCTGGTCTTACATTTGGCTGTGAAACTTCAGCAACAGATTCTACTGAGTTTATAAAGATTGTACTGTTGAGTTGTGCTGTTCCAAATGCAAGTGTGCTTGCTAGTGTTTCTGGATACGCAATGAAGTTGAGTTGTGCATCACCGAATGTTTGTTGATTAACTGTAGAATCAACAACAATGTTTAACTTGGGTGCGCTATCTCCAAAACTTACAGTAGACTCTAATGAAGTCGCATATATTATACTGTTGAGTTGTGCTGTTCCAAATGCAAGTGTGCTTGCTAGTGTTTCTGGATACGCAATGAAGTTAAGTTGTGGTGTTCCAAATGTCTGCTGATTAACTATAGAATCAACAATAATGTTTGACTTGAGTGTGCTGTTTCCAAAACCTAGAGTAGATTCTACTGAATTCGCATATATTATACTGTTGAGTTGTGCTGTTCCAAAAGCTAAGGTAGATTCTAATGTGTTTGGACGTACAATGAATATTGCTTGTGCTGTTCCAAATGCAAGTGTGCTTGATATTGTTTCTGGATACGCAATGAATATTGTTTTTGCTGTTCCAAAACTAATTGTCGAATCAATTGCACGATCATAATTATCATTAACTTGAATGATAGTATTTGATGATTCAACTTGTAATAGTGTATTTTGTACACTTTCAAGAACACCATCAAGTTTTATGACTTGGGTGGCCATTATTTAAAATTCAATTTTTATTTTTAGAGAGCAAAAATCTTGCTTGAGCCGCTAGAGAATGCAACAGAAATATCTCCGCCGTTTGGTAGAATAGGCAATCCTGTTGCGCTATCAATGTATGCAATTAATCTAGATGTAGTTTGAACTCCAGTGTCTTGGAATATTAATAACGCTTCACAATTCGCACCAGTAACAGAACTGAATGTTGCATCATCTGCATCAAATACACCATTTGTAATTGTTTTATTTGCCAATGTTGTTGACGAAATTACAGCGGAGTTTGACACTTCATTTCGAAATTGGTGTGATGCACTGAAAGTGTAAACACCAGTATCAACAAGTGCTATAGTGACAGTATTGGCTGCCATATTAATGGAACCATTCAAGAATGCTTCTTTTGCTTTTGAGTAGAGTGCGTTTGCCATGTAGATTGCTCCTAATATTTTTTAAAGGGTTTAACTTACCTATTTATAAAACAACTGGTGTGCCGATTTTTATAAATGCTTTTATGCCAGAAATAGCATAACCAATTTTCAATGAAAATGCCGCACCGTCAATTGTAGATGTTGTGACTATTGTGCCATTACTTCCCAGATACAATGATTGTTCTGGTGTCCAAGTCCATGATGGATTTGTGATAGCACCAAACGTGACTGTTTCTCCTGCGTTATCTAAAACGCCCAAAATTCTGTCAATTTGTCCTATCTCTAGTGATGTTGCAAGAACAGTTTCTGCATTAGCGTTCAAAGCGACAATCTTATATTGAGTTGCGGTGCTATTATTAAAATTTACATTTAATGATTCTGTCGCACCGCCACCACCGCCAGTGTTTGCTTCATCATATGCGGCTTGTGCTAAAATTAACGCTGAGTTAGCAGTTGAATATGCCGAATTTGCTGTTGTTCTTGCTAATGTATCATACCCAGCTTGACCACCAGTGTTTGCTTGATTGTATGCGGCTTGTGCTAATGTTGTTGCAGTATTGGCTTGTGTAAAAGCAGAGTTTGCTTGGGTAAAGGCAGTGTTTGCTCTTGTTCTTGCAAACGTGTCTATAGTACCGCCACCGCCACCAGTTTGTTCTACAAAGACAAACTTACTTGATGCTTCATCATAAGATAAAACATAACCATCGGCAATGCTGTCTCTATTAATATCATCTAAGTATCGTAAATTGACTTCACCTGATCCGCCTGACCCTCCGTGTGGTCCACTAGATTTAATAATTACAGCATTTACTTTTGTCTTAAATGCGCTAACATCTTTCTGAACATTATCAATGAACTTCTGAAACTTTTCTTCGACAGGTTTTATGTCTGCGTCTTTACCGTCTTTACCTGAAATACCTTGAATTCCCTGTGGTCCAATCTCACCTCTTGATCCGACTGATCCTTGAATTCCTTGTTGTCCGTCTCGACCTCGGTCACCTTTGTCTCCCTTAGGTCCTTGTCCGCCTTGAACACCTTGAATCCCAATTGGCCCAACGGAACCAGTTTCGCCTGCTTTTCCATCTCTTCCGTCCAGACCATTTTTTCCATCTTCGCCCCTATCGCCTTTATTGCCTTTTTCTCCACGCTCACCTGCGACACCTTGAATACCTTGTTCGCCTTGCGGACCACGTTCGCCCTGTTCGCCTTGTGAACCAACATCACCTTTTATTCCCTGTAGACCCTCAGGCCCGATTTCGCCTTGTAAACCAACATCACCTTTTTCACCACGTTCGCCAACATCGCCCTTGTCACCTTTGTCGCCTTTAGATCCCTGTGTGCCAGTCGCACCAAGGGCTCCACGTGGACCGACTGGACCAGGAACTTGTTCAACGATTACTTCTGTTGTTTTCTTTTCTAGAAGAGATATAAATTCTGTTTTAAGTTTTTGTATCTCTTGTCTTGTGTATGCTACAGATGTTGCAACAGAAACTGCTTCGCTGAGTGTGCCGCTAAGATTAGTTTCCTTCTTTGTCACCTTTAGCCTCTTCAACTAATGTGCCAAAAAATGCAGTCATAGACTTAGCCAATTCTCTTTGGTCTACGTCATCAACTACTCTAGTGTTTTCGGTTTCTTCTTTTTTCACACTCACGACAAGTTGTTGTGGTGGAGGTGCAGGTGGTGGTGGTGGAGGCAAGTCTTCTGGAGACATGCCATCTTCTTCCATGTTTGCTTTGTCTTCTTGCATTTCTTCGTCCATTTGTTTTATATCTTCTTCACTCTGATGTAGAATGTTTGTTCTGATATAATTAATGGAGAAATATTTGCCAACATATCCGTCAATGTCCGAAAGAAGACCCAATCGATCTTTCATCAATTCAGCATTTTTAAGTTCGCTGAAGTGTGAGTCTGATTGATAGTCATAGCTGATTTCTTCTTTCATTTGTTCCCACTCTTTACGAGTGCAAACACCCTTAAGTAGAAGCTGTGTTTCAAGCATCTTGTCAAACAAGTGTGAGAATCTTAAACGCAAACGTGCAATGAATTTACCAAACTTTAATTCATCTCTGGTGATTTCAGAAGCACGACCTAAAGAAAATCCATTGTCAGATTCTATGCGAGAAACTGGAACGTTCAATGACTTGAACATCTTCTTTTGGAAGTACAATACATCATCAATCTCACCTAAGTTTTGTCCACCCTGTAACGTGGTAATCTCAGTACCTTTGCCACCTTCTCTACGTGGCAACCAAAAGTCTTCTAGCATCGTTTGAAATCTTCTGTCATCACGAATTTCACCAGTCTGTGCATCATAGACTAGTTTGTTTTTATACTTCTGCATGATTTCACGCAAGTATTGTTCTGCCTTCATCTTAGGCAAATTACCTACGTCAATGTAAAAGATTCTGCGTTCTGGCGCACGGGAGATACGATAGATAACTGTCGCATCTTCAAGCATACGCAATTGATTGAGTGGCTTGATTGCTTTGTGTAGATGAGAAATAATTACTTTGCCATCTTTGTCTGTGATACCCGAGTTGGTGTAGCAAACTGAGTCTACTGCAATTTTGATACCCTGTGAACCATCTCTAGCAAATCCTTTATCAGAATAGATAAAGTATTCGTGATATTTTTGTGCTATGTCTGCTGTTCCAGCACGATTGTCTGTTCTTTTGTTTTCACGTACTTTACGAATTTTACGTGGATCAATGTAACGAACTTCTTTCAATCCCGATCTAGGATTCTTTTCGTCAATGACCATGTGATAATACAATCGACCATCAACATACCATCTACGAAAGATATCATAGCCCTGATTGTTGAAGTCAAGAAGTTTCATAATGTAATGATATTCATCACGAATTTTTTTCTTGATTGATTCTGGCTGTTCAAGTTTATCTAAAATGATTTGAACTGGATAATCACCATCTTCAAAAACTAATGATTCATTCACAATGTCTTCAATCGCCGCATCGCATTCAGGCTGAAGTGCCATCTCACGATACTTCTTAATTAAATCGGCATCTGTTCTGATCTGACCTTCAAGATCCATGTATGTGCCGTAGACACCACCGCCAGAAATTGCAACGGATGCATCGTCATCGGTAGGTGGTACAAACGATTTTAACTGTTCTGCTTCAACATCATCTTTACCAATCTTATATCCAAAAAGTTTTATCGCCATATTTGTGTCTCTCTAAAAAAGAAATGGGGGCGTAATAGCCCCCATTTGTTGCAACTATTACGCAATTATTTATGTTGCGTAAATTTCATTCAATTTAGAAATTTATGTTGAGTCTTTATTAAGCCACCGCAACAGATTTTTTTATTTGTGTTTTAGAAGCATCCACATCAGTCTGCGTACCCGCTTTAAGGTATTGATACTGGAAGTTTACAGTAAATTCTGACAATGTGTCTGTGCTGTCCATAGACAAATCTACTCCACTTACGTCTGTTGGAAATGCATCAAGTAATTTATAAACTCTAACAGCGTTTCCACTTCCTTTTAATTGACTGACCGTTAAATCTCTATAATAGTTTTTTACACTAGATTTAGTTGGGGAATTATAATTTCCTTTAGAAATCATATCAATCCATGCGGTAAATGCTCTACGTGCAACATGTTGTTCATCATTTATAACTGTTACTGTCCAATCAGCGAATGTTCTGTCTCCTGGAATTTTAATACGTCTTCCTGCTTTGTATGGAACTTCAATTGTTCCTATAGTGAATGCAGGAACTTGCGCCGCCTTTACTAAAATATTAATATTGGTTGAAGTAATTGTTGTCTGATCCGGGCCTTGCCACGGGTCAGGTGTATTGCCAGCTACGGCGATCGGAAATGCAAGAGATACTTCAAATAAATTTGCTCTTGCGCCAAGCTGAAGTGTGTCTCTTAAATCTGCTATTGATGAGAATGCCATTTTAATTTTCCTTTATGATGTTGCGGCTTTGACCAGCGGAATTGTAGTTTCTGTGCCAAAACCATTTTCATAGTAATCATAAGTCCAAGTTACTGTGAAATCTTCTACAGCATCTGTTGTGTCATATGACAAATCAATAGCTGAAATGTCGCTCGGCCAACAATTGACTAATCTATAACTTCCGAATGGTACTGATGCACCTGTTTCGTCTAATTGATATATTTCAATTGTTCCATATAATCCAGATGGTGTGGCGGTTGAAGTTGTACTTGCACCACCAGCTGATGATCTATTTCCCAATGAAGTATTTACTTCATAATTAGTAAAAACCATTGAATTTTGCCATGCTTCTAAACTACTACGAAGTGTATAATTTTCGTCATTTAATACAGTTGAAGTCCATTCAGAAAACACTCTATCTCCACCTAGTTTGAATCTGCGGCCGCCATTCATCGGAAGTTCAATAGTTCCTATTGTAGCTGACGGCAATGCCGCCGAGCGAACAAGGGCTGTATATCCTGTTATGTCGGCACCAGTCAAGCCACTTGGCGCCGTCACATTGATCCTGAATAAGTTTGGTCTAGAACCGCTTTTTATTGCGCTTCTAAACGATGATATGTTAAAATCTGCCATATTGTTTCTCCTTTATTGTCTCTTGTATATTTAGCCTGCTATCTCACTGAATGTTGCAGTGCCTCTTACAGAAACAAAATTAAGTTGAACAAAGTTTACAGAGCGAATTGGTTGTACAAAAATGTCGCAAACAAACCCATTTGAATTTACAACATCATCTGGATTGTTTGATGCATCACAAACAACGTTGAATGCGGCCAATCCGCGGCGTGCTTGAACACTTCTCAAATAAGGAATAACTAAGTTAACAAAATTTGCTCTTGTTGTTTCGTCATTTTGGTCAAACAAAACATTGTCAGCATTTTGACCAATTGTGCTTTGTAGTTCCATAAACAATCTACGAACATTAATTCTGTTTGTTGCAGTGTTTCTTGTCACAAATGTCTTGTCGCCAAACAATATTGTGCCACGACCAACTTGAGAAAGAATTGGATTTACAGAAGTTTTGTAAAGTGTGTCTCTGTCTGCTTGATTTGGATTGTATGCTAAACGAACTAAGTTTTGAATACGCCCTGCATTGTTTCCAGCTGGAGAAATCCATGGTGCTGAATTTAAGTCATTACGTGCCATGCAACCAGCAACGTCAGCATTCAATGGTACATAAACATATGTGTCATTGTATTTGTCGTACTGATATTTCCAACCGCTGTCTGCGACTGCGTATGTAGAACGTGTAACTGTGTCTGCCCATGCACTAATAGCAGTTGCTTCAGAACCAGCATTGTTAACAACGTTTGCTCTCAATGGAGACATACAAACAATTGCGTCTTTTCTAACTTCAGCAACGTCACCAATAATTCTATTTACAACTGTAGCATTTGATTGTCCTGCAATAACAAGTATTGATGGAACTTCTGCTTTGTTTGTATACTTGAGATATCCGTTAGCACGATCTCCATCAGAAAGAGTTGTTCCATCACTACCACCATTAAAGTTGTAGTTTTTAGGAACACTTACTGATGTGTATGTTGTTGGTGTTGCATTTGCACCAAGAAGATTATCTCCCCAATTTGTGCCAGCACCATCGTGATCTGTCCAACGAACCCATTGAGATAGGTCATTGATAACAGTTTTATAGTAATTGCTACCACCATTTTCTGCTTTTGCGTTACCAGCTTTAGACACATTTGAATATTTTTCCAAAACTGTGTTTGCTGTGCCTGTGATAATACCTGTTCTGTCAACAACCACAACGTGCATTTCATCTCCAGATGCGCCTACAGCGGCTGCATTTTGAGAAGTTGTTGGTGCCGCATTGAATTCGTTGAAGAATTCCCAACGGCGAGTTGCTGTAACTGCGCTTGCACCAGTTAAGTGTGCAGAGTCAATTGTCAAGTGTGTTGCGTTTGCGAGTGCTGTAACTTTTGCTGTACGTCCACTCAGAACAATTAAATCACCAACTCTCATTTCTGTATTTGCAGCCGTTCCAGAACCAGTAACTGACGTAGAACCTGCTGTTACGCTGTATGTTCCTGTCAATGTGTTAGAATATGCTGTCGCATTAGGGCAAGTAGAAACTCTAAGTGCGTTTCCTAATTCGCCTGCGTATTTTGCAATGAAAGGACCAACGTTGAATGATGCTGTTTCGAGATATGCATCATCATTTTTAATTAATTGACCTGTACCTGTACCACCAGAACCTGTTGCAGTTTCTGTTGTTGCATTCAAAGCAGTATTTGCTGAACGAACAACGAACAAAGGAGATGCGTATCCCAAAAAGTTTGCGGCCGACAAAAAGTCAACAATATTAGTTGAGTTTGGTTTACCAAATTGGTTAACTAAATCAGTTTCTGCTGTTACTTGAGTGATCTGATCGATTGGACCCCATGTGAATTGTCCAGCAAATGCGCCTGTCGTTGATGTTGGTTGTGGATTAGACGTTACTAAATCTTGTTCTGTGATTTTAACGCCTGGTGAAGTTAGACTTATAGCCATTGAATTCTCCTTGTTATAATGATGTGGGTTTGTTTAATTTATTTATAAAAAATCAGTTTTGTGAGTTTCCCAAACCTGTCCCGAATTGTCCGTAAAAAATACTTCTTCTTCACCATTATTTATAAAACCAAAAGGTGTGACTTCTTCTTCAATCATCTTAATTCTTGCTTCGTACAACTCTTTTCGTATATTTATATTTGTCAATTCTTTAAAGTATGAGTTTGTTGTCAACCATGAAAACAGAACTAAAGGCATAACCAAGTCATCGTGATATCCTTCGTCTGCGGAATAGCTGTTTCTCTTTTCAATGAACGTTGAAATTTCTCCTATAGTATCAGCATCTGTAATAAGAAGTTTTTTCTCTTCAACCATAGACTTGAAGTTAGAACATCCGATGCGCTTGACTTTTTTGTCTGTGATAACACCAAGCTGGGTCTTACCTCCACCAAATCCACCATTGACAACTTGTCCTTGAGTTGTTCGATTGACAGAAATGATATTCTCATATTCATATTCTGAGTAAAGAATTTCTGCAACTTGTTCTGAAGAATTGATTTCAATGAGAACATATGCTTCATTGTACTCTTTACCAACTCTGTAAAGCACTGACGGATACAAAAGAGGGCTAATTTGATTGTTTCTGTATTTGCCTACCATTTTGTATGGCATCTGAGTTATGTCAAGAATTACAAATGCTGAATAGTCACCACCGACACCTTTTGCTGTGTCTGCAACAATACAATAAGAATGATCCTTTTGAACCTTTTCGTAAATGTCAAGCCCATCTTTCTGATAGATGATAGGGCTAGCAGACATTTGCGCTATAGAGTCTGAAGCAATTAACGTTAAACTAGACCCCAAGAAGTTACAAAGAACTTCTTGATTAAACTTCAATTCACCAAGCAGTCTTCGCTGTTCGGATGCCCACTTTTCATCACGCCCAGGAATCTCCCAATAAGGAATGAATAGATTGACGAACCCGTTTCTATCGTTCTCTGCATCATTCCAGAACTTCCAGAAATGATTGTATCCTAGTGGGGTAGAACTTAGTAAAATTTTTGTTGTTTCACCAGCAGAAATCGTAGGATAAACTGAAGTAAAGAATTGTTCTGCTACATTGTTCGGTATGATAGCGGCTTCGTCAACGTACAATAAGTTAACTGACTTACCACGAATACCTGATGCGCTTGTTGCGGCTGTGAATACGA